CATCATCAAGCCTAGTTAAAACGTCAAATACAAGAGTATCCGTACTATTGTTCGGTGTAGGCCAAATTTCAATAGAAGGAGTTATTTGCCTGTCTATAAAAAACTGAGTTGGACGAGCTTCAGTGTTTTTATTTGGTATGCTTAAAAACGCATCACGGCTTATTCTGCTCATGCTGATGTCAGCCTGAGATGTGCCAGTACCTTGGCGTACCACCATAGACAAAACATCAATAACATCAGGATTTAGCTGGTATGAGGCTGTTCCTTGTGTAACAACCTGAGTTCTTTGCTCTATTGTCCACTGGTTCAGGCCTCTGTTAGCCCAATCAGCAAACATAAGATTCATAGACCTTTTCGCTGTTTTTAGGTCATAACCAGTGCGAACCTCAAGCCCACAACGCTCAAAAGCCTCTTCGATGTATTCCGCTACATCTAACTCAAAATTTGTTGAACCTGAAACAGCCATTTACTTTTTCTTTCTTTTCAAGGACTTGACGCGCCTTGGCTTGCCCGCTGGCTGACCTATACGCTTCTTCTGACTTATCCTACTACGCTTTTCAGCTTTTGTCATTTCTGAGGCGGTTTTAGGTGTTTTAGAAGAAACTCGTTTAGTGGGGCGACAATATGGAGTACCCCGTTTTTCACCTTTGCGTCTGCCACACGCTTTCCCCGTGCGAACATCCTTCCAGTCTTCTTTGAACCACCGCTTGAGACTAGCTCCAGCTTTTGTTTTTCTGACCGCCATACTCGCCCCATTAATACATTGAAGTGGGCTTGTCTCTCATTACAGCACCACCGCCACGCATCTTCTTAGCTTTAGACTTATTACCCCAATTTTTAGCGCCAACTTTTCTACACTTTGCGATAGCTCCTGAAGCATATGCGCTGGGAAAAACTCTGTAGCGAGCTTTGACTTTTTTATAACAAGCGTCTTTTGGCATCTTTCTGCCTCCTTTACTCACTTGCTGTGAGGTTTGTGACCGCGAAATTGGCAACAGTTTTCTCCGAAATAAATTGTTCCCACATAGGTCTTATCATTTGATAATTGGCATCGACCTTTGCATGAGTCTCAGCCACATCAACCTTTAAGTCAACAATACTAATACCTACCCATCCTATAAAAGGAATAGACAGGGCAGTAAAAAAACCAATTACGCCAATCAAAACTCTAATCAGCATTTCCATCTACGCCTCGCTTGTCTTAGACGGCTATTAGGGTTTTTAGCCGCTTTAGGAAACTTTTTCATTTGACCAGCGCTACGAGCGCAGAATGATTTACGGCGTTTTGCCGCTTTGGAGCCTTTTTTAACCTTACCAGTCACGGCTGTCTTTAATTTAGAACCAGGATTTGCACGGCGGTATGCGGCAACTCCCTTCTTGGTCATTCCCGCACCCTCTTTGGTTTTGCGGTAATTACCGCCTTTGCCAGTGGTTTTGCGAATGGGATTTTCTTTTTTACGAGCCATTATACACCTTCCTCATTCTTAATATACACGATATCAAGCGCAGCGGAAACATGTAGTGCTGAATTGCTACTACTGCCTATTGCGCGAACTTCTATGTCTGTTTTTTCTGGGAAGGGAAGTGGGGTTGAATAACTTAATTCTGTGTGTGCATTTTGCACGGCAAACTTTTCGTGCGTTCTAAAAACACCGCCAATCTTTCTTGAAATAAGCCTAAGTGTCCCAAACTTGTTGTTTGCCTCAGTTAAACAGGTGACATCTTTTTGAAGAAGATAGGCCGTGTATCCAGCAGGGACAGTCCAAACACACATCAGCGTTTGATTTTCACCAAGCGTAATACGAGCATATGTGGTGGAAGCGTTGGTTATGTTTATGGTTCCAGATGGCTCTTGTGAGCCTTCTATAAATGCTCTAAACACACGAAGAAAGAAACCACTGGTTTCTGCCACGCCCGTGCCATCAAGCGTAACTGTTTCTGACAACTGATTATAGTTAGCATCTAAGCCCTGAATGGTTACTTGGACATCTTCGTCATTTGCGCCATCAGTGCTGGTAGCTGTCATTTTTACAGCAGAAGAAGGATATGCGTATATACCACCAACGTCCCAGATAGTTTCTTCTGAGTCTTGAATAAGTGGGTTGAAGCCAAATTTGTACACACTATAGTGTGCAGTAATTTGCCCACGAGACACCTGTAACTCAAATGGTTCAGATGTACCAACTTGGGTTATAGAACGTATCTCGTGGGGCATAACAATCTCCTAAGACAAGAAGATTGTCAGTTCGTTATTGGTGCCTGTGAAAGCACTAATATACGCACCATCAGTAGCAAGAATGCCGTCATCTGGAATGTTCAGATGGTGCATGCCTGTTGTAAATGTTTGCGTAATCAGTGTTTCGCCAGAAGCTCCACCATTCTTAATGGTAAATGCGCCTGCCGCAGCACCGTAAATCACGATTTGACGTATTCTTGAGCGTGCAGGGCCAACTACCGCAGCAGATGTTCCTTGCGCCCAATTATAGGCTTTTACTGGTCCAGCCATAACAGCCTCCTTATTCTACGCCGTTATTAGCCATCACATAGGTAAGAATGCCTGTATATGTGCCACCAGTAGCCGCAGAAGCACCCACCTTGCCTGTGACTGTGGCATCAGCAGCAAGACCACCAGCAACAGCCAGTGCGCCGTCAGCGCCCTTTACAGTGCCTTTTGTGTCAGCATCTACTTCGTTGAAAAGACCGTCATCATCAGCAGATGTGCCAATGTCAACTGTTGGGTTTGTGCCACCAGTTGAGCCACCAATTGTCATGATTGAAATTGGAATAGCGCCAGCAGGAAGAACACAATCTTCTCCAGCAGTTGCAGATGTGCCAATTTTAACAGCAGTTGCTGATGCGGCAGTTGGGTCAAATGAAATTTGCACGCTTTGTGTCATTACACCAGGTGTGTGCGTACCTTTGGAGCCGCCGCCATATGAGCGAACAACGCCTTGAAACGTAGTATTAGCCATGATTATCTCCTGTCTTGGCTAGTGTCAGTCGCCCCATGCGACTGTCAGGGATAATTTACTATACAACAAAAAAGGGCGGCTGAAAAGCCGCCCCTTTCAGAACATTTGTTCGTATTAGGCTCCTGGTGAACCAAATACTGCACGAGGGTCAGAGTAACCGAAGCTATAACGCTCACGAGCCTTAAAGCGCATGTTACCTGAATCGAAGTCTGCTTCCATGCCTGTTGACATTGGAGTACGCTCAAAGTGCTTGAAGCCATTTGGAGCGTCTGTCTTGATGAAGAACGCATCTGGGTCTGTCAGGAAGTGGTTAGTTGTATAACCTTCTGGCAGCATACCCATGTTACGGATAGCGTTTACATCGTTGTCAGCAGTACCTACACGCAGTGTAGATTCCAGCAGACGGTCAGCAACAAACTGAAGCTGTGGTGGAACGATAAGCTTGGTACCGCGCAGTGCGATAATCAAGTTACGCTCATCAACGAAAGTTGAGATGTCAATCAGAGCATTCTCAAGTGATGTTTCGTTCAGGTCAGCCGCAGTTGAAGGCTCGTTGCGGAATGTGCCGCCACCCGCTAGTGGGTGGTCAGTAGCACACAGTTCTTTGTCGTCACCGCCAGCAAAGTTGCTGTCGAATGCGTTGTTAAGAACTGCCGCAGCCTTAACTTGCTTTGTATGAGCCATTGAGCGAGCAAGCGCACGAGTGTAGCGTGCTCCCAGACGGTCATACAGGTTGTCTTCCATTGCTTCTTCAGTAAGCGCAAATGCAAGTGCCACAGTTTCGTGTGAGTAACGTGCAGTGTATGCTTCTGAAGCGTTGTCGAATGACACGCCAGCGCCTTCTTGCTTGGTCTGTGCGTTGCCAAAACCAACCAGCATTACTTCTTCTTCAAACGCACGGTCTGATGACTCGGTGTCGTAGATTTCTGCATGCTCTTGGTCGTAGCGGTCATATTCCATGCCGAACAGTGCGTTCAGGCCTGGCTCTAGTTCTTTAACTAGCTGTGCTCTTGAAATAGCCATTATCTAGTCTCCTTATGCCAAGCCAGCGGTGCCGCCGCTCAGAATGTGGTTGTTGATAATAACCATGACATTTGTGTTTGCAGCACCAGTATCGCTGTTCTCTGGGTCCTGCGAAATGTCAATCGCTTTCAGAGGCAGTGTAGCGGTTGTAGCACCTGTGGTCACATCAAGCTCTGTACGAGACATGCCTGAATTTGTGTCGCCAGTGCCAACAACAATGTCAAAGTTACCGAACAAGTCTGTGACAGGGAATGTGTCATCAGCCTGGATTTCATACACTACATCTGGTGCATCAATCACAAACGCTTCAATGTCATCTGCGGCGATTGAGCCAGGGTAGTAGTTTGAGAAGGTTTCTTTCCCTGTAGTAGGGTCAGTGTAACGGCAGCCATTAAAGACACCAAGAGCGGCATCGGTTTCGCCAGCAGCTTTAACGCCAATTGTTCCAGCGGTCAGTGTTTCCACTATGTCGCCTTGAAAAATTGCGTCAGAAGCATTGTTGGCAATGCGATAGCGATTTTGCTGTCCCATAAATGCAGAGCCGTTCATCATGCGTGCAGGACGCAAACCAAAAGCAGCATCTTTATTTGCCATTGGGAACTCTCCTTATGAGGTTATTTTTGGCCTCTTGAGCCAAATGTTACTTGAGAACTACGTTGAGGGTTTAATGCCCCACCGTAACGATTGGACTCAGCTTCACGCATAAAGTCGCGGTCAACTGCTTCCATTTGATTTTTTGTGACTTGTCTGTAATGCGAGTCACGCTGTTCCACAATCTCTTCAGGTATTCTAGCAAGAACTAGGCCACCAACGCCGATTACGCCAGCGTTTTTACCCTCGTCAATGACGGGAGCATCAAAATCAGGGTAGTCTTCCGCCCTTACAAGCTCCCAACCTTCACGGCGGCGCTTATGGACGTTGTTTCTGTCATCGTATTCCATTACGGATTCACGAATCCAACGATGTTTGTAACCTACTGGTGCCTCTGGTGCTTCAAGAGTTGATGGTGGTCGCCATGCTTCCACTCTCGCTTCTTTTTCACGGGTTTGCGAATCCCTGCTTACTCTTTCAGCCATCTTTAGGCTCCTTTCTCAAGTTTAGCCACTTCTTTTGCATACCGCTCAAGAGGAATATTCATCTTCTTAGCGAAAGCGACTTGACCAGGTGTAAGTTCCACCGTTTTTTTCCGCCCTGATTTTACTGACCGTCCTGAAGACGCAGGCGCAACTGCTTGGGCGTTCTGCCGTTGAGCCTGAAACTTGTGCGGAAACTCTTGACGCATACGCTTATCAATTTCCGCATAATACTCATCACTTGCTGGGTCAAAGCCCTCTGAACCAACAAGAGTCTCGTGAATTGCTTGTGCACCACGAGTCATAACCATGTCTTTACCAAACCAGCCATCGTTTTTACCCAACCAACTCTGAAGCTTAGGGTCTAAATCTTCTTGAGCAGGAACCTGTTGACGTTGTGGCATTTGAGGCTGTTGTTGAGGTTGTTGTACAGCCTGCTCTTGACGAACTTTTTGTACCCTCAAGCGTTCACGCTCAATAGCCAGTCTAGCAAGCAAATCTTGGGCTTCCATCTCCTTATCAATATCGCCAATATCACGAGCTTCTTTTAAGAGTCGCTTTGCTTGGTCTAATTGAGACTCAACACGAGAGCCATATTCATTGATATAGCCTTGGTCAAGTTCTTGAAGACGAGCCTGCATCTGCTCGTTTTGCGCCTTCATTTGTTGAGCATATTGATAAGCAGCCTCTGCCTCTTCTATCGCCTGCTTACGCTTTGCCGTTAATTGATTTATTCGCTTCTGAACATTTTCACTGTAGTTCTCAAGCTCGCCAGATTCAGCTCCTTCATTTTGCTCAACTGGCTCAGAATCGAACATTTGTTCGGGTTTTTCTTCAGGAGCTGGCTGCTGCGAAACAGACTCCTCAAGGTCCACTGTGAAATTCTCTTCAGATTCTGCTGTATTGTTCATCTCGACACTCATAAAATCCTCCTAAGTCTTTTATACATAAGAAATATCTGATGGGTCAAGGATAGTGGCAATAATATTATCGTCATTTATGAGCCTTACCTCAAGACCATCCACTTTGAACCTATTACCAGCATATCTACCCATAAGAACCCAAGATTTCTCACCAGCCCAAGGGCCTGTTGGGAACTTATTCTCATCTTTGTAAGCATCAGAACCAACTTTGACAACGTAAGCGGCTACTGTCGCAAACGCTTCTCTGTCTCTAGTAGCGTCAGGAACATAGATTCCGCCCTTTGTTTTTGCTGGTGGGTAATATGGTATTACAAGCAGGCGATAACCTACTGGTTCAGGAAGTCTTTCCAGCGCAGAGCCTTCCATTTGTGAAGGGTCTTTCGCGTTTTTATCTTCGTGATTGTCGAAAGCTTTGCTTACTGCATCTGGGAGGGGGGCTTTTGCCATTCTATCTGGAACGAACAGTTTTTTAGTCATCTTCAATGACACCTTTCATCGAGGCCCTTATTTCTTCTTCACAGTAGGTCAGTCCTCGTATTTGCCCTACAATGAATCGGTAGTCATCCATAGTCTCTACCGCACCATTCGCCAGACGAGTTGTGTAATCATCTCTCTGCTGACGGATGTTCTTTAATAAATGTTCGGCTAGTGCTATTGCGTCCATCATTTTTTACGAAACTTATCCAAGCCTTTAATACCAAGTGCGGCACTGCACACCAGAAAAACCAAGTATTGATACCAGTCAGGCAACTCATTCAGCCTGTCAAAACCATTCTTGACAACTTCTTCCATGCCAGGAATGAAAACTAAAATTACGGGGATAAGAACAACCACAGTCACTATTTCATCCTTAATTGAGGATTTTGTAGACTCAGCCATAATCAACTCCCACTTGGAGTCGTGTGTCGCTGCGGTTTTCATTATCTCAGCTTTGGCTTCCGCCTCTGTCTGAGCGAGAGTTGCTTTCGCCTTTTGCTTGGATACTTGTCCCTCAAGGAAAGAGCCTGCAAGAGATGCGATAGGCCCAATAAAAGCTTGAAACATTTTTTACTCCTCGACAAAGCCTGAAATTTGCCCGTCTTTTAGTTTAACCTTTAGTTGCTTGCAAGACCATTTTTGGTCAAAATTATGAGTGTGACCAACATTGCGCTTGATTTTACGTCTTACGGCAAGACAATCGGATAAAGAGGAATAAGCTGTATATTCCGCCCTTTCGCCATTCACCATCAGCAATAATACAAATGTAAGCTCAATGACCATCACCGTTCCTTAACTTTTCTATATGTTGCTCAAGATTACTAATCCGCTTCTCGTAAAAGTCTAACGTCAGCTTCTGTTGTTGGTCGTATGGGGCACGACCTTCCTCTATTTCCGTCTGCAACTTTTCTAGCTCTGAGGCTATATGTTCAATCAACATAAACTGCTCTGAGTCGGCTGGCAGACTACCCATTTCGCCACGAGGCCATTTAATTCTAAACTCAGTGTTCTGCCCTAAGTCAGATTCCATCATTGTGATGTTTGTTTCTATCTGATTAAGACGCTCTATAATTCCAAAGTATGCCCATGTTGCGAGTGATGCCGCAGCAACCATGCTTATTATGTTTCTTAGAGGTAAAGCAACCTCTGTATTATCGTTGAGCTTTGTAGCCATCACTCAATACCTAATACCCTAGACAATCCAAAAACTTCTAACAACATGAACGTGAAAAACAGCAGCAAAATACTGCCAGCTATCAACTTACCGCTAAAGTTTGTTGAGCCAATACGAATAGCAATAAACTCGTTACCCAATATCCTCAAAATAAGCTCAAAGCTATTTTCAGTAATCTTCATGGCTACTGGCTTTTCTTTTTCAGCCATTACTGCCCCCTCATCCTTTTAGATACATAGCAAATACTACGAGCATTCCGAAACCTATTGCACCTATTATAATGCCAATAACTATTTCTGCAACAAGTTTCAACTGTTTGGATTTTCGCTCTCTTTCAGCAATTCTGGCTTTGCGTATTTGGGCCTGTATTCGGAGCACATCATTCCATGCGTTTATGCCATATGTGGCAATAAGAAAGTTGCGAAGCTCATTCTGCATGGCTTCTGCTTTTTTCTTAGCAGCAAAAGTTTGCAGTGCCTCTTCGCTAACACTGCCGTACTTTTTCTTCTTTTCTTCTTTATGGGTATTGTTTATATCGTCAATCGCGTCCATGAACTTACCAATATCTTTGGTCATCGCATGAACATCTTTTGACAGGGCAAAGCCCTTTTTTATAATCGCAAAGCTACTCGTGGCAATCGCAATAGCGCTGGCGGGGTCCATTTATATACTCCATAATTAGACCCCTCATTATTTTTCATGTCCCAGCCAAACAGCAAAAGCTCCACTGATGGCACCAGTTACGGTAGCCGTTAGAGCTGTGGCCTGTGTGCTTACCTCATCTTGTGGAATAGACATGAACCAGCGCAAAACTTCAACGTACATATATAGCATAACAGCCATAACTGCCCGTGGCAGAAGCTTCCAGGCTAGAATACGCTCCATAGTATATGTCATTAGAATACCCCCTGAAACCTTTGCGGCCTAGCTATTGGAGAAAAGCCTTTTACCACTCCCCCGCTTTTTAACGCTTGCGGCCTTTTTCGCGGCTGGCTTTTTCTTGACTTCGGCTTTGATTGGTTCAGGGCTATCGCTACCGCTTGCTTCTGCGGGTACCCCTCGCTCCTCAGCTTCGATATGTTTGACGATATTGTTTTCTGATTCGTACCTTTTAAGAGCGGCATTTCTTCTCTCCACTTTCTTTACTTTTTGTACCTCAGCTACCTTACGGTATTGTGAACTTGCAGACACCCTCATCTCCTTTTGTTAATGCTATTTAATGCAGCAATATCTCGCTGTGTTTGAATACGCTCTTCGGCAACACGAGAACGCTCCTCAATACCCTTTTCCTGAATATTAAGTCTCTGGGCAGCTTGCATTTGGTCAGCAAGCTCTTTTTCTCTTTCAAGCTGAATCTTGTCATCAGACTCTTTTGCTCTACGCTCAACGTCAGCCTGTCGTATAGCAAGCTCCTGTTGGCGAATGGCAACTAATGGGTCTTGTTGTGGCGGCGCTAGAGCCTGAGAGTATTGCTCGGTAATCTCACCAATCAATTCTGCGGCGCGAGATGCAATGTCAGTTTGCGCGGCCTGCATGCCCTCTGGAGAGGACTGAAGCATAATTATTTCTTCTTCGCTCAAGCCTTGCATAACTTCTTGCTGCGCCATTGCCTCAGCCATGAATCCAATATGCTCTTGAATATGGCCTTGCAGTGTCATAACCACTGACGCATTCGCCTGCGCAACTGGCGTTGATATAATAGCCAAGTGTGCTTCAATGTGCGCTTGATGGTTCTGCTCTGGGAACGCCTGTAACGACTTTCCACGCATAGCCTCCTGATTCTCCTTAGCTGGGTTAGTAGGCTGTGGTACAGGTGGTGGAGGGAGTATGGCATCAACATTGGTAACTCCTAATGCTTCGTACATTTTTCTGTACGCTTGATACAGACCTTGTTCGTTGCCATGAATTTCTGGGTTCGACTGCACAAGCTGCAATTCTGTCTGCGCTAGTGCAATACGCTGTGACATGGAGAAGATGTTCGGGTCTGATACAGGCAGAACATCAATTCTATCGTCAAAGTCTGTAGTTTTTATTTCGGGTGGGGCACCAGGAACCGCATATGGGTACATAGGTGCCATAAATTTAGCGAAAACATTCGCCAGTAACTTAAATTCTATCTTTTGTGAATAATGTAAACGCTTGTGAATCGCAGACATAACCTTGGTGCCGCGTTCCATAATAGCCATAGTCGTACCAACAGGTGTTTCACCACCCATCTCCGCAACTTTCATGTCAGCCATAGACGCAAAGCGGCGACCAGAATCAACAAGCGTGCCTAATAATGAATAAAGTGTCTGTGAAGGCTCTTTGAACGGCAATGCCATCAGAGACTGGCGAATATCCATACCAGCAACATCAATGTCGCGGAACTCGCCAGGAGATAAAGGCTCATCTTCGTCCCTAATACGGGCGCCACGGGCTTTGAAGCCTGCTGGTAGGTTAGATAGTGTACCAGCGTCAATAAGCTGCCTCAGCAAGCTCGTAGCGGCCTGTGAGAGGCCTCCTATCATGTGGGTCAAGCCAAATCCATAGAACCCAAGACCAGGAAGAAACTTATAATGCACAAAATACGGCTTTTGACGCATTAGTGCATCGCCTTGCTCGTAATTTCTACGAATGGACAGAACGGCGTTGTTCTTTTCACAAATTGTAACGATATATGGCAGCTTCAGACCAGATGGCTCACCATCCATTCCCATATCTTCAAAACCAGCCAAATCTAAATTGGTGTGTATTTCGTAAAGAGTAATATCAGAGCTATCACCGCTAGGATGCACACCCTGTGCTTCGTCAATAGATTCCTGAACCTCAGAATAATCTTCCTCAGAATAGCCATCACCAGGCAAATCAACGTCAGAGTAAAAACCGCTAATCTGAAGCTTGCGAACCTCGTTCTTGCTCATCTTAATGATGTGCGTAATACGGTTTGCAGAGGCTAGGTCTGTTGCTTCATAGGGAACGACTAAATCTTCAGCGTGTACAAACTTAGACACAGCCCTCTGCAAAAGCGGGTCAAAATAGACCTTCTTAAAGGTAGAGCCTGTAAGAGGAAGGTAGAACAACATCTGGTCTAACTCAGGGTCATACTCTTCCATCTCATAGGTAATCTGATAATTCATGTAATTTTTTACACGGTCGGCCTGCTGTAGAACCTCAGAAGTTTCGTTACCTATCACCTGAGTGCGCACAGGCCCACCAGCAGGGAGAAGTTCACGATAGGCCTGTGCCTGAAACTGTGTCACAGATTCCGAAAGAAGCGGATGAACCACACCAGAAGCCCCTTCAAAGGGTTGTGTGCGGTCTTCATACTGCATGCCAAGTAAATCTACCCCTCTTTTGTAAGTATCTTCCCACTCCTGCCTAGAGGACATATCATCTTCAATATCGCCCACAATATCAGACGCAACCTTAGAAACCTCTGCCTCATCCATGAAATCTACTAAATTAGCGTCAAAAGAAATTTCAACAGGAGCCTCCTGCATCATCATCTCTTCGCTAATATCGCCAAGGATTACTGAGCCATCATCCATTGTGACCTGACCAGGCTGTGCGCCAAGCTCAATTACATCAATCTCAGCTTGCTCTTGTGCAGTTGTCGGCGCATTGCCACCAGCACCTATTCCTTTTTCAATAGCCATTAGTCCAAGTCCTCATTATCAATCACAATTCGCAGATTAGGCCCCTCATCCGCTGGCTTCGGTATGCCCGCACCAGAAGCCATGTTTTGTTGGTCTATTGCGTACTTTACTCTTATATCCTGTTTTTGCGCTTCTGTCATGTCATCGGTGATGCCAAGCATTCTGTCTCTAGCAACCTCTTCGTTGCGCCTTACTGCCTCACGCTTCTGAGCGTTAAGTGACATAAGGTTGGCTCTAGCATCTTCACGGCGCTTCTTAGCCTTCTTCACACCTAGACCATACACATCGTCAGCAGTGTTGGCTAACTTATCAGTAAGTTTGTTGTAATCAACGAAAAGACCATAGCTGTTCTCGAATGAACGAACTTGATTAGGAAGCTCTTCAGCAATTATTTCACCCATATTGGGTTTTTGCCCTGCGTCCTCAGCCTTCATCCTAGCCCCCATAACAGCGTCAATGAAGTCGTCAAAAAAGCCATCAGCGTTCATAGGCGCAAAGCCACGCTCGGCAGCATTCTCAAAACCATCATCAATATCACGGCGAATAATCTCTAAGGAGTCCCTAACAGCCTCTTCATCCATCTCTTCTTCATATATTTCCTTACCGCGCTGAGACATGGCCTTATCTCTATTGGCCTGAGCCTTCAGATAATTATCAGTAGGACCTGATACAATCTCACCCTCTAACGCCTTCTTCGGTTTCGGCGCTGACAACAAGCCAGAGGGCTTCGGTGGGCCTTCAATCGCCATCATTATACCTGAAGGCGTTGAGTCAGATGCGGCGGCTGCACGAGTGGAGGTGACTCTTGCGCCTGACGACAGAGCTGAAGGGCTGGACCCTGCCATTAATCCTGCCATCTGACTCAACCCGTAAATATCACGCTTTAGACGCTCAGACATACCTTGCCCACCGCCCATTGCCTCATACCCTTCACCAATTAGCTCCGCACCCCCACGGACAGCAGACTCAGCACCGCGACCAATCAAATCGAAGATGTCTAAAGGGCCACCTACCATAGCCCTGTTAATTGTCTGTAATGGATTAACGCCGTCCTCCCCACCAAATACACTAGGAGCAGCCTCAAAAAGCTGGCTGCTCATACTAGGTGATTTCTTGAAGTCAAAAGGCTCACGAAAATCCATTACATAATGTCCTTTTGATTCCCCATATCTGAAGGATAATCATCTAAATCGCCGTCTGTAGTAGGAACGCCTAGCTCCCACAAATTGCACACCTTTTCCATTGAACAGGCAAAGTGCAACTTATCACAGTAACCAACCCCCTCTTCAAGGCCTAAGCCTTCTGATATGCAGTTAAGCATAGCTGAACGAAGGTTAAAATACTGGCAAGTGCCACAACGAGCATTCTTATTTTCCCAAGTGGCTGTCACAGGACCGTAGTGATATTCATCTACAGCAGCTTGCTTGTTCTGTTCATTAACAGTCTCAGATTGGGTGGCTACAGGACAAACAAAGTTATCGTCATCCCCACCACCAGGAATCATGTCCTCGATGCTGTTCATGTCTATTTCAATACGAATAGTACCAGACATTAGAATACTCCTTTGAAGTTAGTGCCACGAATAGCAGCGCCAGAACCCCTCACACCATCGCAAGGGGCGGCTTTGCTTACAGAGCCACCATAACGCATTCTGCGAGCAAAATTAGGTATGCCTTTGTTCTGATTATCAATCATCTTCACATAGGCATCGCGTCTTGGCCCATACAGCTTATCAATGCCTGTGGTGCCAGTGCGCAATATCTCTTTTAGCTCGGCAATAGAAAATTGCGATAGAATGTCGTCATCTTTAGCCATTACTTACATCCAGTGAACTTACCACCGCGCAAAGCAGCACCCATGCCACGGCAAACGCCACCGCCGCCAGCCATGTTGGACACTTTTCCGCCATATTTGAAACCCTTGACACCACGACCTCTAAGGATGTCTTTCTTGGTAACTTTACCATCGCCAGTAAGGTCTGGAAAGCCAGCAGCGCCGCCCTCAGCCTTGTAATCAGGCTCTGGCAAATCTTCAAAGCGTTTTCTAGCATATCTTTCTGCTTTCTTCTCATCGCCTTTGTAAAGCTCTAGGCCTTCCTCAAATAGCTGCTCAAGAATAGCATCATTATATTCGTTGCTCATTATGAAATCCCCTTGAACTTTCCACCGCGACCTGACATCACACAGCCGCCATTCTTGTATCTTGTTACAGCAGGGCCAGCTTCACCAGCACCACCCTTTGATTTCATACGCTC